CAATGATAGTGGTATTGCCATCAGCCGTGACGGAGTAGGTTCCAATTGTAAAGGATAAATCTTGACCAGTAACGGTAACAACAGCAGTTCCTGTTGCTGTTAAAGTACCTTGAGTTGTTACAACCGTTTCGCCTGTAACAGGGTATTTAGACTCAATGACGACATTGCCAATGGCAGTAGATATTTGTTGGCCTGATAAGGCAACAACAATACTTTTACTACCTTCAGCACTGAAGGAATCTTCAGCAAAAGTTGTAGCACCGAAAAACATAGTTGTATCTTAGACCAACTACAACAAAAGCTAAATACCTATATTAAGAAATTCTTAGTATAGCGTTAGATGCGTCTGCTGTTGGGAATTGAATAGTGAAAGTCCCTGATGTAGAAGTCTTGACACCACCAAAATCTAAAACCATGACTGCTGCATTAGTATTCGTTGTTGCAGAAGTATTGGAATTGTAGATAACGGCAGCTTGAGCGGAAATAGTTGCACTGGTGAAACTTATATCAGCAAAGTCAATAAATGCTGTCGCACCTGACCCTGAAGCACCTTGATTTGTCAATGCACCGCCGCCCGCAGAATAAGAACCAGATGCACTTACTTCGTTAGAAGTCGTGTATGCAGTGGTTGTGTTGCTGAGAGTTGCAGATGCGTCATACAAAGCAAGCTTAAATGCGTCTCCACCAGAGGATCTAAAATCATGCTCGCCTTCTAATAGCTCAACTTTAAAACTATCACAGACTGCTTGTGTAATTGCCATCTTTATTTACCTCCTGGAGCCACTGATTGTAACGGCACACGCAGGACTCCGTCTGCGTATTCGTCTCTGCGTTTTCTGCCCATTTGAGTAACAGATAAGCCTTGTACGGCTGTTGCATACTTTTGTTCGTATAATTGCACAAATGTAGGATTTTTCAAGTATGAAAAGGCTTCCGCTGTTACTCCATATATAAGTATTTCTGGAGCGTTTGTAGAAAGCCAAGTTGTTGTATTTGAACTTGATAATCTGTCAGGTGTTTTATTATACCATAATTCAATAGTGTAAGCAGCGTCGGGAGTAGGTGCAAAAATAAAAGTATTTTGATCCCAGTTTGCATAATATCGTGGTTTGCCGGTATTATTAGTTCGATCCACATTATACTCGTCAATAAAGGTTGTATCTCTTTGTTCAAGCCAAGTTCGATCATTTGTTGCTTGATCAACAATTTGAACTCCACGCTCTAAATCAAAATCATCAGGAAGTGTGATAAAAGGACTACCTACAGTAAAACTTGAGGTAGCAAATTTTCTAAAAGAATCTAAATCTAATTGTTTTTGTACTTTATTTTCTGTGTTAACAATAAACACGTCAATAATTGAATCCGATAAAACCTCAGATCCTACTTCCGTGTAGTTTCTTACATTAGTTAAAAGTTCAGAATAATTCATGATGTGCTCACTGTGACATTACCAACTTTCGTAGTAATTATCAACTTTTTGGTTTCTGTTGATGGTTGCATTCCATTGGACTCAAAAGCACTATCTCCTGGTGCTCCAACATAAACAGTAACGGGTTCTTTTCTTGCAGGTCTTGGATCTTGTAAAGCAATAGGGTCAGCAGGGTGATAAGGAGGATCTAACTGGGGGTGTTTTGGTTCGTAACACTCAGGACAAGTAAATAAACCGTTCCACTCTTGTTGCAATTCTAAATACTTGTATTGCTGGCCACACCGATCACAAATGGCTAAGGCAAATTTACCTGAAGCAAATGTCATTTAACCTCCAGGATAAAAATTACGAGGAACAATATGAACAGAAGTAGATTGACTATCTTCAGTTAATGCTCTTTGTAACTCTGCCTCATATCGACGTTCAAGTTCTTGTGATCTCTCAGGAGCCACTTCTTGTGCAGTGTAATAAGCTAAACCTGAAACTAAACAAGGGAGAAAACGAAAAGGTGCATCAGGTGTATTTGTATAGGCACCCACATCTTCAATTCGACCAACATAATAATAGTTAATTTGTGTGTCAGTAGTATCGGGAGTCTGATAAAGTGTAATGGTTACATTAGATAAATTTCTTCTTATATAATATTGTGATGGTGTACCTTGAGATGTTTTATTAGGTAAATTTTCATATTCTGATCTTGATATTTTTGTCATTGAGGTATCGGTATCACCATTACGAAATACCACTTCTAAAACATCAGATGCATCAGAAGGGGCAGTGTAGGTAGCAGTTCCTGCTGTTAAATTTGTTGTAGTGTTTTTGACTTTCCAAAGATGAATACCTCGGTTTCCCCACTCTGAAAATAATAAATTTAAATTATCTCTTGCAGCGGAAAGTTCATATCCTGTACGTATATTCATGCCACAACGTGCATAAGCACGCTCAACAATTCTATCAATACTTAAATCAAATGCTGTAGTTCCCGAGGTAGCCATAAATTACTTCTTTTTTTTCTTATTTTTCTTTTTTACTTGTTTTTTTGGATTCCCACCACGTTTCATTGCAACAGGTTTTCCGCCTCTTTTCATGGCTTGTTTTTTCATAAACATGCTACTTCTCCTTTTTAAAAAGTTTTTCGTATGTATCTTGGCGAGTTTTTACTACGTCCTCATAGTATTCTTCAGGCCAATTTTTATAATACCCTATCTTATGTAGTTTGCAACTTGCTTCGTAAAGCTGTTTGAATTTTTGTATTAGCATCATACTAAATTGATTTTCAGGCTCCCAACTACATTCATCGGTTGGATTTACAAGAAATTCTTGATCTTCCACAGTTGCGGGATTATTAGGATGAAACCCCATAAAATATACATCACGTCTATTATATGTTTTATTGTAAAAATCTATTTTATCTTGAAATTGATTCTCATCATATTGATCCCAAAAAGGGTCACAAAAGATGATAATATCGTGTTGTTTTTTATTCCAATCTTTTAATATACTGGTGAGATGTTTTTCATACTTGGATTTATCCATTCGAACTTCTATTCGAAGTTTACCCTCTTTTCTCCATTTAGCAGCGAAAGGACATGCCGGGAAACCTAGATGTTTATTCATCGGTTCTAAGACTTGCTTAGACCATTGAATAACGTCTTCTTTAATTTTTTCTGCTTGTTTTTTTCGAGACAAAGGTTTTTACGTTTGTAGGCTTTCCACCTGGATTGCCAGCAGCACGCTTACGACGTACTGCTGACGCTTTTTGAGAACTTGACATACTTCTTGCTTTCGCAATCGGTACGCATTTAGGATACTTTCTTTTTGATCCTTTTGATCTTCCGCAGGGTTGATATTTACCGTCTTTTTTTGGTGCACCAATGTCCACCCAACGTTCTTTCACCCATTTACGAAGACCGTTTTGAGCCATTAAAATACTGATCTGATAACTTCAATGACAACAAGCACAGCCACAACAGAAACAAAAATCTTTGCTTTGTTATTTAGCTTGTTCCACATGTTTTTGATTTTATCCATGATTAACCTCCTTAAACATAAAGTTTGGTTTTCTTACGTCTATTGTCTGCAACCATACCACATCCAGCAGCGACCATTTCACCACCGCTAGCTTTTCTTTGTGCGGATACGGCTTTTCTCTTTTGAGACTTAGATTTACCACCAGGGGTAACTTTACCAGAACATACTGCACTCGCATACATATTTGCGTAGGCAGAGGGGTAAACTTTAAACTTTCTTTTTGCGGCTGCTTTGCCTTTTGCACAGAGTTTTGCCATTAGGTTATTCTTCCTAACTGTCTTTGTAAGGGGTTTTGACCTAAAGCATTTGTTCCGCCTTGTTGTAAACCCAAAATTCCACCACCTAGTGGTACATTAGGTCTATATGGAAGAAGACCACTATTAGCAGGAGGAGGATTAAATTGATTGTAATGTATTGCATTTGGATCGCCAGGGGTTGCTTGTTGTGGTCCACCTAAATAATTTAGCCCAGCAAGACCTGGAGCATTTTCGTTTCCTTGTAAAGAACCCATTAAAGCACCAATGCCTCCAGTCAATTGATTTGCTAATTCATTTATATTTTGTAAAGCACTGCTTAAACTTTCTATCTGAGGTGGTAAAGAATTTACTGTGGAAGCTAAGCCATTACTATTGTTAGACGGCGGTTGTATGGCAGGGCCTCCTATTGGAAAACCTCTTATCGGCATTTGATTTCCAAAAACTGGTCTCATTTCTTTTTCCTTTTCTTTTTACGAATTGGTTTTTTCTTAACTCCAGGTTTCATTATTTGTTGTGCCATTTGTGATCTTGAAATAGACATTATTTTAAATCGTTAATATCTTTTTTAATATCGTCAAACTTTTCCATAAATCTTTTTTCCATTTCGTCTAATTTAGTCTGAACTTCAATCATATGTTTTTCTAAAGATCCAATTTTTACTTGTTCAGCTTTTAGTTCTTGAACGTCAGTATATACAACGAAAGTTGTGCCGACTCCGACAAAAATAACACCTAGTAGAGCTACACTCAAAGTTGCAATATTTAACCAGTTTTTGAGTTTATCTACTAAAGTCATATGTCATCCTATCATCAATGTTCCATTTTGCGAATGCTTTTTACAAAGATTCTACCTTGAATTTCTTCTAGCTCCGCCTCTGCTTCACCACAAGTAATTAATACGGTTGGCCCCATGTTACGTTTCATTAGACGCTTTTTCTCTAAACAATCACTGATACTTTCTGTATAAGTGTGCTCTAATAATTCACCATTGCCACTAAATAAACAAAGAACAATAACCACTTTCCACATTAGTAGCCTCCGTTTCCATTACCGTTTGCAAACTTAATTTCTCTTGTTGCATCTTTTAATTTTTCAACATCTTTTTCTAGCTGATCTACCATTTCTTCCAAATGTTTAATCATAATTTTCGTGTCAGCATTTTCATCTAAAGTCGCTTGTTGTTTTTCAACCTGTCCTGATAGGAATTCTAGTAACATATATTGTTCATCATCAGCAGGTAAATTACCCATTAAACCTCTGGGCCATTTAATTCGAAACTCTGTGTTTAACTCCACATCTTTTTCCATTAGTTCTAGTCGAGTAGAATGTTGATTAAGTGTTTCGACTATTCCGAAATAAGCCCATACCCCTAATGCCACGGCAGTGACAATAGAAATTAAATTTCTAATTGGCATACCAACTGTTGTCTTATCGCTTATCTCCATTTAACATCTCCAACGTTTACGAGCCTGTCTTAATCTTGAATTAGGGTCTTTGGCAGCTTTAGGAAATTGTTTCATTTGTCCTGCACTTCTAGCACAAAAAGATTTTCTTCTCTTCGCATCTTTACTTCCAGGTTTTACTTTTCCTGTAACTGCGGTTTTTAACTTTGAACCAGGGTTCT